CCTTATAACTTATTGTTTTTATGGGATAGTATTGGTAGTGTTCCTTGTCAGATGACTTTTGATGGAAAAGGTGGTGGTATGCACAATGCTAAGGTACTTGCTGATAAGATAGGGATGGGAATTCATTCAAGGATCTCAAAATCTAAAAAAGAAGAATATCCATATTATAATACTCTTGTAATTTTAAATCAACCTTGGGTATTACTTCCTGATAACCCATTTGGACAACCAGAAATAAAGGCTAAGGGTGGTGAAGCAATATGGTTAGCATCATCATTAGTATTTTTATTTGGTAATCAGAAAAAAGCGGGTATTAGTCACATTGATGCCACTAAGAACGGTAGAAAAGTGTCGTTTGCAATTAGAACAAAGATTTCTATATTAAAGAATCATGTTAATGGTCTTGGATATAAAGATGGAAAGATCATTGCGGTACCACAAGGTTATATTGCGGACACAAAAGAATCTTTGGATAACTACAAGAAAGAATATTCAGATTATTGGGAAACAAAATTAGGGTATTCAGATTATTCTTTGGCCGAATCTGATGATGACATTGACGAATAATATAAAAAATACAAATGATTAAAACTCTTGTTATTGATGGTAACAATCTACTTAAGATTGGAATTTGTGGGGTCAAAGATTTTTATAATAACGGAGAACATGTTGGTGGAATTTGGCATTTCTTAAACACAACCAGAAGATTTTTGGATGAAGTAAATTACAATAAAGTTGTGGTTTGTTGGGATAGTGAAAGTAACTCAACACAACGAAGATTATTTTACCCCAATTATAAACTTAACCGAAGACAAGCAAATACCGAAGAACAAGTAAATTCATTCTCATATCAAAAGACAAGAGTAAAACAATATCTTGAAGAGATGTTTATAAGACATATTGAAATTGATGATTGTGAGGCCGACGACATTATTGCACACTATTGTAAAATATCTAAAGACGAACACAAAACTATATTCTCAAGTGATAGAGACCTTACACAACTTATCTCTGAAGATGTGAGTATCTATTCGCCAAGTACTAAAAAACATTATAAGAATGGAGATATGATTAAAATGTTTGATGTTGAGATACCCCATTATAACGTTAAAACTTGGAAAATATTATCTGGTGATAAGTCAGACAACATTAATGGGATTTATTATTTGGGAGAAAAAACATTAGTTAAATTATTTCCTGAGTTACTTGACAAAGAGGTAAATATCACTGATATTTTAACAAAAGGGGAACTACTTTTAAAAGAAGATAAAGACAATCCCGCTTTAAAAAACCTATTAAGTGGTAGAACAAAAGATGGTATTTTTGGTGATGAGTATTACGAGATAAATAAAAAACTTGTGGACTTATCGGAACCACTAATAAGTGAAGAAGGGAAAGAATTAGTTGAATCTTATTATTCCGAGTCGATGGATCCCGACGGAAGAGGACATAAGAATTTAATTAGAATGATGATGGAAGATGGACTCTTCAAATACCTACCTAAGAGAGATGACGCATGGGTTGGTTTTTTGACACCTTTTCTAAAATTAACAAGGAAAGAAAAAACAAATTTTAAAAACAAAAGTAAAACAAAAAAATGAAAGAACAAGAAATAACAAAATTAGAGTTTTTGTTAATGTGTAATGATAATATCGTTGTCCAACGATTCTTTAATGTTAGGAATTTCAACCGAAATGCCCACAAATCTGAGGAGTTTTACGACTATATAAGGGTGTTTTGCGCAGAACTTCAACATAATCTAAAGATGAGAACCGTTAGTTATATGTTAGATAATCAATATGAAATTACGGAAAATCCTGAAGTATTAAACACGTCAATTACGGATGGTGATGAGGTTTTTAATTTACTAATTAAATTGGGAGACCTGACAATTTGTCATAGAGCGTTTAACGCTAAAGCATACCCTCCAAAGGTGAGATATACCGTTGACCTACGACCCAAGTTGAAAAACATACTCTCAACACTTACTGACATTTTTTCAGGTAAAGATTTTAATTTTTTATATCCAGAATTTATTAAAAACTAATAGTATTTATCTTTACAAACGAAAGGAAAAAAAACATGGCGACGGGCAAAAATTTTGAATATTTAGGTAACACATTTCAGTTACAACTACTAAATCAAATTATATTAGATAAGGATTTTTCACACTCAATAATCGATGTAATAGAGAACAACTATTTTGAAAACAAATACTTCAAAATAATAATACAGATGGTTAGAGAGTATTATGTTAAGTTTGATCACACACCATCTTTTGAGACACTTGAACAGGTTACAAAATCAGAACTACAACAAGAAATTGCGTCAAAAATTGTTCTTGACACTATTAAGAAGATTAAAGACGCACCTATCGATGGTGTAGGTTTTGTCCAAGAAAAGGCGTTAAAGTTTTGTAAACAACAGGAACTTCAAAAGGTGATGGGTAAGGCTCAAAAGATTATTGACGGAGGTGAGTTTGAAAATTATGACACTCTTGAAGAATTGGTTAGAGAGGCATTACAAGTGGGAGCAAAAGACACATCAATGATGAATGTATTTTCAAATCTTGAACAAGTTCTTGATGATGATTATAGACACCCAATTCCAATGGGAATACCAGGTATTGATAGACTATTGAAAGGTGGTTTAGCAAGAGGTGAAATTGGAGTTATTTTAGCACCAACAGGTGTGGGTAAGTCTACGATTTTAACTAAGATTGCCAACCACGCATTTAACTTAGGTAATAACGTTCTCCAAGTGTTTTTTGAGGATAATCCAAAAATAATACAGAGAAAACACTACACTTTGTGGACAAAAATCCACCCTGATGATTTGTCAGAGAGAAAAGAAGAGGTAATGACTAAAGTTAGAGAGATTGAAGATAGTATGCCAAACAAACTAATTATGAAAAAATTGCCATCGGACACAGTAACGATGTTACAATTAAAAAATCAAATTAGAAAGATGGTTGCTGATGGGATTAAGATTGATATGGTTGTGTTGGATTACATTGATTGTGTTGTTCCGGATAAGAATTTGGGTGACGAATGGAAAAGTGAAGGATCGGTTATGAGGGGATTTGAGGCGATGTGTCACGAACTTAATTTGGTAGGATGGACAGCAACTCAAGGTAATAGAGCGTCTATTTCATCAGAGGTCGTAACTACAGATCAAATGGGGGGATCCATCAAAAAAGCACAAGTTGGACACGTAATTATTTCAGTGGCCAAGACCCTACAACAAAAGGAGCTGAAGTTGGCGACAATAGCTATAACAAAATCAAGAATCGGTGACGATGGGGTTGTGTTTGAAAATTGTAAGTTTGATAACGCAATGATAGATATTGACACTGAAAGTTCAATGACGTTCTTAGGTATTGAAGAACAAAAGGAAGAAAGACAAAGACAGAGAGTTAAGGAAGTCTTTGAAAAAAGGAGACAGAGGGAAACCGAAAAGACCTCAACTAATAATTAAATTTTAAAAATTAAACAAAAAATGGACGTTTCACAAAGAATACTGAGTGACATTACAGTGTATATGAAATACGCTAAATTTGTTCCCGAACTTAATAGACGGGAAACATGGGAAGAATTAGTTACACGAAATAAGGATATGCATATTAAGAAATACCCACATATTAAAAACGATATTGAGGAAGTATACAAAATGGTGTATGATAAGAAAATTCTTCCATCAATGAGATCCTTACAATTTGGGGGTAAGTCGATTGAGATTTCACCAAATAGAATTTATAATTGTGCTTACACGCCAATTGACCACGTAGATTCTTTTTCTGAAACAATGTTCCTATTATTAGGTGGAACAGGTGTTGGATTCTCAGTTCAAAAACATCACGTTGAAAAACTACCTGAAATTAAAAGGCCAAACCCAACAAGAACAAGACGTTACCTAATTGGGGACTCTATTGAAGGATGGGCAGACTCAATTAAAGTGTTAATGGAATCTTATTTGGGATATAAATCATCAACTCCCATATTTGACTTTTCAGATATTAGACAAAAAGGTGCGATGCTTGTAACATCTGGTGGTAAGGCTCCAGGACCTCAACCACTAAAAGATTGTATTCACAACATTACAAAAGTTTTGGATTCTAAAAAAGATGGTGAAAGGTTAACACCAATAGAAACTCACGATATTATATGTCATATTGCTGATGCGGTATTAGCGGGCGGAATTCGTAGAGCGGCACTCATTAGCTTATTTAGTGCAGATGATGAAGAAATGATTTCTTGTAAATCAGGAAATTGGTGGGAACAAAATCCACAAAGAGGTAGAGCAAATAACTCAGTAGTACTTCTTCGTCACAAAATAACTAAAGAATTCTTTATGGGTCTTTGGAAACGTATTGAGTTGTCAGGAGCGGGAGAACCGGGAATTTATTTATCAAACGATAAAGATTATGGAACTAATCCGTGTTGTGAAATTGCGCTACGACCAAATCAATTTTGTAATTTATGTGAAGTAAATGCGTCAGATATTGAATCACAAGAAGATCTTAATGAGAGAGTTAAGGGGGCGGCATTTATCGGAACATTACAAGCGGGATATACCGACTTCCATTACTTAAGAGATGTATGGAAAAGAACAACCGAGAAAGATGCTCTTATTGGTATCGGAATGACAGGCATTGGGTCTGGAGTTGTTTTAGGGTATGATATGAAAGAGGCCGCTAAGGTAGTGAACGAAGAAAACGAGAGAGTTGCCGAATTAATTGGTATTAATAAATCCGCAAGATCAACCACCGTTAAACCATCAGGAACCTCATCTTTGGTGTTAGGAACATCTTCTGGTATTCACGCTTGGCATAATGATTACTACATCAGAAGAATCCGTGTTGGAAAAAACGAGTCTATATACCCTTACTTGTTAAATAACCACCCCGAATTGGTTGAAGATGAATTTTTTAGACCTCACGATACTGCCGTTATTGGTATACCACAAAAAGCACCAAAAGGGGCTATAATAAGACATGAATCCGTATTCCAAATGTTAGAACGTGTTAAGAAGGTAGCTCAAGAATGGGTTAGACCAGGACATAGAACGGGACAAAATACTCATAATGTATCGGCAACAGTTTCAATTAAAGAAGATGAATGGGATTTAGTTGGTGAATGGATGTGGGATAATCGAAAAGCATATAATGGATTGTCCGTATTACCTTATAATGGGGGAACTTATACTCAAGCACCTTTTGAGGATTGTACGGAAGAGGATTTTGAAAGATTGGTTAAAACATTAAAAAATGTTGACCTTACAAAAATAACAGAACTTCAAGATAATACCGATTTGCGTGGAGAGATTGCTTGTGGGGCTAATGGGTGTGAAATTGCTTAATAATGAAAGTAAATTCATCAAACGATTGGATACAACAGTTATATGTTCAGGAGATAACAAAAAAGAAGTCTCCTGAACCTGACTTTTATAAAGATGATAATGGTAGATTTGTTATGACAGAATCATACCATATAAAAAGAGGAAGTTGTTGCGGATCAAAATGCAAACATTGCCCTTACGAACCTATTTATCAAAAAGGAAGTAAAAATATACAAGAATCACTAAGAAATTAGTGATTTTTTTTTTTAATGGTATATTTATATGTAAATTAAAAAATTATGAGAAGAACAATAAGATTAACAGAAAGAGATTTATCAAGATTAGTTAGACGAGCAATCCATGAAATGGATGACCAATCTGAAATAGGAGGTAACTCCTCAACTAAAAGTGCAATGGACACTGTTAGTGAATTTTTAGAATCAAACGGTGGTGGTTTGGGATCTAGAAATAACGACGATATTGAAAAAGATCTTCAGGCTTTAGAATATGCTATTCGAATAGAAAGAAATCAATTAGGTGTTAGCAATCAATCTGCAGGATACAAAAATAGAAGTAATAATGAAGACGGTGGAATGGGAGATGAACAATTATCCGAAAGATATAATAAAAGAAGAAGAAATTAAAAAATTATGGGAAAAATTGTAAGATTAACAGAAAGAGATTTATCTAGACTTGTTAGACGGGTTATTAAAGAAGAAGAAGAACAAGATGAAATTGCTGGTAATGTTGAGTCAATTCTTAACAAACCTAAAGTTGAAATGAAAATTGAAGATATCTATTCTAATCTAAGTGATGACGAAAAAAGAAAACTTGAATCGTCTTTAAATGATTTGGGTATCAACGCATATACTTCACCAAAAGAAGCTCATGCCGCAGTTCAAAATGTAGCTGATAATATTGGTGGTGAAATGAGTGAAGGTGATGAGAATATGGATCCAAAAGAAAAAGTTGCCAATATTCTACACGGAATAGGAGAAGCAAATATTGCGGCTTGGGGTGGAGTTCCGGCAGCAATAGTAATTGGCGGTCTTTTAGCTGGAACTGTTGGAGCACCTATGATTGCGGGATTTGCAATTAGTTGGGGGGTTACCGCTTTATTAATGGGATTAGCAAAACTATTGGCTAAAGATAAATCTAACACTAATGAAAGTTATTATAGACGAAATAGAAGATACTAAAAAAAAGAAAAATATTATTAACCCTCCCCACAAAGGAGGGTTTTTTTATTTCTATAATTTTTACTTAAAAAAATACAACACTATATTTATAGGATATGGCAAATAATGGTATTACATATGGTATAAATTTTCCTTTTGTTGATTCATTTGATGGTAGGTATTTAGATGTTAATAACACAACTGAAGCTGAGATACGAAGTAACTTGGTTCATTTATTATTAACAAGAAAAGGATCAAGATATTTTTTACCTGATTTTGGTAGTAGATTATATGAATATATTTTTGAACCATTAGACGGGCCAACATTTTCTGATATAGAATCTGAAATTAGAGACTCTATTGGTAAATATATGCCAAATCTACAAGTAACCACAATAACGGTAGAACCTGGATCTGCGGGTTTGGAAGATAAAGGTAATACTGTAAATAAATACGGAGAAAGGGAATTTAGGGTGACTAACATTAGTCAATTAGAGCACACCGCAAAAATAAAAATAGATTATAAAATTACAGATTCGGCATTTGAATCAAGTGATTTCATAATAATCAATATTTAATATTATATGGCAGAAAAACAAATATCTTATACCGTAAGGGATTTTCAAGGTGTAAGGACGGAGTTAATTAATTTTACAAAAACTTATTACCCCGATTTAGTTCAAAACTTTAACGATGCGGGTATATTCTCGGTTATGTTGGATATGAACGCCGCTGTTACAGATAATCTAAACTTTCAAATAGATAGAAGTATACAAGAAACGGTATTACAATATGCTCAACAAAAATCTTCGGTCTATAATATAGCAAGAACGTATGGTTTAAAAGTTCCGGGACAAAGACCATCTGTTGCTTTAATTGATTTTTCAATTACGGTTCCAGCGTTTGGTGATAGAGAAGATTTAAGATATTGTGGGGTTTTAAGAAGGGGATCACAAGTTAGTGGTGCTGGTCAACCATTTGAAACGGTTTACGACATTGATTTTGCGTCACCAATAAACGGTGATGGGGCTCCAAATAGGGTTAAAGTCCCAAATTTTGATTCTAGTGGTAAATTAATTAACTATACAATAACAAAAAGAGAAGTTGTTGTTAATGGTATCACAAAGGTATATAAGAGAGTAATTACACCTAATGATAATAGACCTTATATGGAATTGTTCTTACCTGAAAAAAATGTTTTAGGAATAACAAGTGTATTGTTAAAAAGTGGGACACAATACTCAACAATTCCACAACCGCAAGATTTTATTACGGTAGGTCCTGATAGATGGTTTGAGGTAGACGCCTTAGTTCAGGATAGGGTATTCATTGAAGACCCAACTAAAGTTTCGGATCAACCTGGTATTAAAGTGGGTAGATATATTTCAACATCACAAAAGTTTATTAGTGAGTATACCCCTGAAGGATTCTGTAAAATGACTTATGGTGGTGGTAATATTTCTGCTGAAGCTCAACTTAGAGAGTTTGCTCGTGACGGAAAAGGATTTGATTTAAGTAGATATACAAATAACTTAGCTTTAGGGGCTGCTTTACCCGTAAATACAACATTATTTGTTCAATATAGAATTGGTGGTGGTTTGGGAAGTAATTTAGGTATAAATACAATAAACCAAATTGGTACCGTGTCATTTGCGATAAATGGACCATCTGATTCTGTAAATAGAAGTGTTATTAATAGTTTAAGTTGTAATAATGTGACTGCGGCAATTGGGGGAGCTAACCCACCAACAACAGAAGATGTTAGAAACTTGGTTTCATTTAACTTTGCCGCACAACACAGAGCTGTTACGGTAAATGATTATAATTCAATTATTAGAACAATGCCATCTCAGTTCGGAGCACCAGCAAAGGTTGCCATCACTGAAGAAAATAATAAGATAACGATTAAAATGTTGTCTTACGATTTAAATGGTAGTTTATCAAATGTTGTTTCTAACACACTAAAACAAAATGTTGCGAACTATCTGTCAAACTATAGAATGATAAACGATTATATATCAATACAAGCGGCTGAGACAATTGATTTGGTGGTTGATGTTGATGTTGTTTTGGATAATAGTCAAAATCAAGGATCTATTGTTGCAAAAGTTATTGACATCGTAACAACCTTTTTTAATCCTTTTGTTAGACAATTGGGTGAAAATGTTAATATATCAGAACTAAAAAGGTTAGTCCAATCGGAAAATGGTATTGTAAGTGTGTCCGATGTTAGATTCTTTAACCAAGTTGGAGGACAATATTCGTCAAGTCAAACATCAATGCCTTACTCTGATCCAGTAACAAAACAGATTCAACCAACTGCTGATACAATCTTTGCAACACCAACACAAATATACCAAATTAGATATCCAAATAAGGACATTAACATAAGAGTTCTTAACCTAAAAACGGTAAACTTCTCTTAGCGATTTATTTTTCTGAAAAGAAGATTATTTTTCTAAAATAGGAAATAAACTATTTATGAAAAAACGAGCATTTAATGTCTAAATCATATAGAATAAGAACCCAAGTGGGGGTTGACAAATATATTAACCTTAACTTAGAACAAGATTGGGAACAATTAGAGATACTTTCTTTAAAGATTCTTGGAAATGACGTATATACTCGTTTTTGTGCCGATTATGGGGTTGTTGTTGGTAGGGTTTTTGTTAATGGTGGTTACGGATTACCAAATGCTAAGGTATCTGTGTTTATTCCATTGGATGATGCCGATTCGTTAAACCCATTTATTGCCGAACTTTATCCGTTTAAAACAATCGGAGATACAACTGAGGAGGGGTATAGATATAATCTATTGCCAAAATTACCATCATATAGGGGACATCAATCAACTGGATCATTTCCAAATAAGGGAGATGTATTAATGGATTCTTCATATATTGAAGTTTTTGATAAATATTATCGTTTTACTGTTAAGACAAATGAAAGTGGTGACTTTATGATAATGGGTGTTCCAGTTGGAAACCAAACAATCGTAATGGACATTGACCTATCGGACATGGGGTGTTTTTCACTTTCACCACAAGATTTAATACAACAAGGTTTAGCGACAGAATCGCAAGTTGATGGTGCAACATTTAAAACCTCAACAAATCTTAGGGAATTACCACAAATTAAAAACTTGGTATTTGATGTGGATGTTCGTCCATTCTGGGGTGAAGCCGATCTTTGTCAGGTGGGTATTACCCGTGTTGATTTTGATTTAACAAAACAGGCAAATATTAACATACAACCCACATCTATATTTATGGGGTCAATCATCTCAACAACCGATGATGATGCTCTTAAAGTAAGTTGTAAACCAAAAAACAATACAGGTAACTTATGTGAATTAGTTGCTGGTCCTGGTGAGGTGTTGGCAATTAGACAAACCATAAATTCTGACTCATTGGGATTACCAATACTTGAACAATACTCATTTGAGGGAGGATCAAAAATTATTGATGCCGATGGAACATTTGTTGCGAATGTCCCAATGAATCTGGATTATATCTATACTAACGAATTTGGGGAACAAGCATTCTCAACTGACCCTAAAAAAGGAATACCAACAAAAGGAAAATATAGGTTTAAATTCAAATGGCAAAATGAACAGGGACTACAAGGTAGTTTTTTAAGGGCTAACTTTTTAGTTCCTAACATTAAGGAACACGGTTGGGTTTCTTCAAATACTGACCCATTAAATCAATCAACAACAACATATAGTTATCCAACATTACCTGTTGGGACAACAAGTGGTAATACAATAGTGTTTGGATCAACTATAGGGTTAGTACCACTAACAACTAATAACGTTGCCAGTTATCAGATATATATAAATGGTCAAATTTATTTGGGGACCATAGAGTCAATTACGGTACCGGCTGGACAAACATTCCAAATAGTTGCAACACCTATTGACCCATTACAACCTCAAACTTTAACATTTACACAATATCCACAAGCCTTATTCAGTCTTTTAAGGTCTTACGCTTTTAGTTTAGATTGGGATGACTATTATGACCCACAAGAAGCTATAAATTGTGAAGACACGTTTTATGAATTTAAATATAATAAAGTTTATACAACCGCAATGTTCCTTGACCGATATAAAAATGGTATTGGTAGGGCAAGACACTTAGGAATTAAGGAAATTGATAATAGAACGTGTAAATCAAATGTTAACACGTTCCCTGTTAATGACATAATTAGAAATTTTGATTTTATATTCTTCGTATTCAACATATTAATTAATATACTAACTTTTCCAATATTAACGCTTTTATTTGTCGCGCATTTAATTGCATTTATGTGGCCTATATTAAAATACCTTCTTATTGTGTTAGGTATTTTTTTAACTTATGATGCTGTTGTGTCGGGACTTGAGGCAATCCAAACAGGACTTGCGGCGATAAATGATGCGTTAGGGGTACTTAGTGTTGGACTTGGGGTTGTCGTTAATGCGGGTTTGTTAGCCGAAACAATAAGGAATTTATTATGGGGAATTGCTCAGATTGCCATTGCGGCGTTTAAAATAGCATTAGCCGCGGCATTTACCGCATTTGCAGTACTTGCTGCGATTAAAGTTAAAGGATTCCCAAGAATTGGTCTACCGATGATTTCATATCCTGATTGTACAAGTTGTGATTGTGATTGTGGAAATGCCGAATTAGATGATGATTTTGATACAAATAGTGTGCAACAATCTATAGATGCCGCCGCACAATCAACCTCTAGTGGGGCGTATAATTTAACTTTGGTACCAGCAAATAGTGTGATCGCACCTGTCAACTCTGCTGGTTCGTATAATATAGATCACCCAAATTTAATTTGGACTACAGTTAATGGTGATCCTGACGATGATCCATTTGATTGTGGTCCTGGTTTTAATGGAAATTTTAAATCATTTGCAACAATAATTGGAGATCAGGACTTAGCTGTTGAAATTGCCGTAAGAGCTACTTTAGATTTTAAACGAGTAATATCGGGATATGATGTTTTAAGTTCTACAGACCCTAATAGATACACAAATGATGAGTCGTTATTATTACATGCACCTCAACCATTCTTATGGGCGGCTGATAAAGAATTAGGTGATAATACCCCTGATAGACGATTTTTTGCGTATCCACTTACAGATACATTCCCTCAGAAATTAAATGAGTTTAATTTAAGAAATAAATATTTTACAGGTGTTAATAGAATACAGACAACTGTTAACCCACAGATTCCTGGATCTCAACCATTTTTAGATCAAGTTGTTGTTATCTTAATGAAACAAGGAACCACATCACAATTAGGTATTGGAGGACTATGTAGTTTCCAAGACCCTAATTATACTGACGTTGGGTCATCTAATAGGTTAATTAACTTAACTGGTGCAACACTTAATCAATTTGGAACCAACTCAATCACAGGGACAACAGTAACAGGTAGTTCAATACCGATTGTTATACAATATGCGAACCCAGCAGATCCAAACGGAAATAGTAATTTTCCTGGAGGTGCAACTGTTATGATTAACCAACCACCATCAAGTCAGTTACCAGTACCTGGTAATCCTAATGTTGAACAATCTTATTTGAAATACGCAACAGACGTAGAATATTTTCAACTCATAACTGGTATGACTGTAAGTCAATTTTCGGGATCATCAGTGACAACTCCAGGATATTATGAAAGTTCATATCTATTCCATGACGTACAAGTTGCGGTACCCGATTGTGATGTTTTGTTACCCATACCCATTAATAATTCTTACATATATACGGTTCCTGATGTTATAAAAACAATGTCTAATCATGATACATATGAGGTTTGTATATTTGTTAGAGGTGTTGACCCAAATACGGTACCACAAACAATAAAATATGATTTAGCAAGAATTTTTGGACAAACATCGGCATTTGGTTCTGCATTGAACATATCAGTTACAGGTCAGTATTATATGAACCAACCTATTAAAGGGACATCCGCAGGTAAAGCAACGCTAAGTCATAATACAGGTACAAATACAAGTGCTAACTTATATTTCCCATCATTTACATTTACTCCTGACGGTAATGCATATTCGGGATTTACATCAAACTTACCATATTTTTATTTAGCGACAGACGATAATACCCCAGGTTCAAATACAGCACCATATACACCAATATTAGGGTGGGAGACAATATCTCAAATAACACAAGGGGGCAATCTTTACCAATTACTTGGTGGATCTAATTTTACATTACCTAGACAACAAACTGATTACATTGGTGGTGGTACTTTTGCTGCTTGGGACTTAAACATACCATTTAATATGACCTTACATACTAATGATAATGGTAGTTCACCTAGTTGTGATCAAGATTGTCAGATAGGTCAATATTACAATTATCTTAGTGGATGGTTTAATGGAGGAAATGTTCATGGTAATTTAAGTGCTGCGTATTCACCGGCTTACTATAGATATGGTTTACCCGCAATAAACTTCAATAACCCAGTTAATATGGTTATGAGAAGTGATAGGTTACCAACATCAACAGCTGTTGAAGATGGAACCCAAACCCAAACAGGTTATGCTCTTCACCAAAATAATAACTTTGCGGTTTATGCTGCTAGTGGTGCGTTAGACTCACCAACAATAAGTGCAGGTGGTGATTTACCAAGTGGTGAAAGTTCGGATCAAGACCCAATCACATCAGGACTTACAAGTACTTTATCTTGTGAAGGAATGGTTCCATTAGAGTGTTATACCGGATCAGGTTCAAATGTTGGTGTTGTTCCTAGTGGTCAATGCTCTATACCTGCAAATAGAATGATAAATGGTTGTTATTGTTTGTTAAATAAAACATACTTAGCCCAATTTGATGACGACGCAAGATTGTTCTTAGAATGGAAAGTTAGATTCACTATGAACTTTGCTGCTTGTAGAGGGGTATTCGCCCAAGTTTTTCAAAATAACTGGGTAAATGGTGTATTATATATGTTTAATTTTAACAAACAAACAAGTTACGGTTTGACTGCCAATAACCCAACCTATAACTATTGTGACGATGTAATCGTATATAATGATATAAGTAATAATTTCTACTATAGGTCTTCTCCTTGGAACGACGTAACAGATAAATTTATTGGTAAGAATTCTCCAACAATAACGTCATTACTACCAAGTTTATCGGTATTCCCTGGGTATGGGTATAATGTAAAACAAATACAATTCCCAACTACGGTTGTTGATTTAGGTCCAAGAGATAGTTTTATAAATGAAATATGTTGTGGAGGTAATTTTGGATCATATTATGCTGACCAATTAAAATCAACATCATATCAAGATAATTCGGATATTGTTCAGTTAGGGTTTTTGTCAAGAATATTAAATGATGGTGTTAGACAAAGAATGATACCAATAAGTGTAGGTGGGAATAATAGTGAAGGAAAAGGGATTGAACAATTCTTTAATAGTACGAGAGGAGCCTATAGAATTGATGGTGATTGGGCTCAAATGTTATCAATAAATTCTGAGTGGGAAGTATTACCATTCATTACCGAAAACTTACCCCAACCTAACCCAAATGATTATATATATTTTGGAGATAATGGGGCCGCTAACGCTAGTGATATAAAACCTGTTATGGGATTATTCTTCCAAACACCCGATAACGATTTAAGATATAGAAAGATTGCATCTCCTGGTATTGAAACGTTTAGTTTTACCCCTCTAATTGAAGAAAACTTTGGATATCCTAAATCACAAGTTGTCCCTAGTTATAAGTGGTCAATCAAACCAAGTGCCCCAACTAATGTTAGTGCTCAAAACATATTTGGAACTGAAGATAATAATTGGTATACCGATACCGCTGGTGCGGATTATAATGGGGGATTTTTCAAAAAACAATATCAGTCTTTGAATTTTACGAGTTCTAATGAAAAATATAAAACCCAAACAACCGAATTAGGTTTTATCGCAAATTACGATATTAATGGTATACCACAACCTCAACCAGGGGGAGGAATTGTTTTAGATGGTAAAGATAGTGGATTACCTGATGACGCTGTGGTTGTTGGTGGACCATACCACTTCTACTTTGGTTTAAATAATGGAAAAACTGCGATAAACAGATTCTATAAACTTTATGTTCAAACACCACAAGAATAATGGTTGACCCAACTAGTCGTATAATATTATCTACCCAAAGATATCAACAGGCACCAAGAACCGATCAGTTTATAAATGTGCCTTTGGAACAAACAAGTAAAAATCTTGTTGAGTTTGATAGATCTGTTGATTTAAATCTTGCCGAAGTATTTGACCAAGAAAGACAAGAATCGACAACATTTAGGCCGGTTACGAAATTTACGGTTTTATTTGAAAATGCCTTAACTGGGACATCAATATATTCACCATTTAGGGATAACTTATATTATACAAATGCTTTAGGTAATTCTATTTTGGCTTACCCAGGAGGTATTAGTACTACTGGTAATACCTCTAATGTGCCACCAAACCCGTTTGTGACTACAATTCCGTGGGAAGGGTTTCCACAATACCCTGAGTTTGATTTTATTAGAACAGATAATAATGTTCCGGGATATACAATACCACCACAAAACCACATTCTTTTTAAAAATGTTAGTGCGACAACATATAATTGGTCTCATTATATGAGCTATCCATTTGAAAATGATTACAATAAAACACTATATGCTGTTGAACCCAACACATTATTTAATTGGACTTGGGTTGCCAGTGATGGATTACCATTCATAGTTTTAAATGGGTCAAACGCCCAATTAAGAGAAATATCGTTTAAGTGTCCTATGATGCATGGATTAAGTGTTGGGGAATTTGTCCAACTATCAATTAGTTATGGAACGCAAGACTCATTCCAAGTCTCAAGTTTGGGGGATAGTGGATCGGGATCTGAAGACTACATATTTAATATTGCAAATGTTGGATACATAGGAACAACTTTCCAACAATTTACACAAGGAACCTTCAAAAGGATTATAAATCTTGCAAATTCTTCAGATACGGTAAGTTCTTATTACATAAGAAGACATAAAATATTAACTACTCCTGAGTGTTCTGTTTTGGTAAATGCTGGATTTGAACAAAACATTTATGGTGATAAAACAAAATGTGAGATTAAACCATTAACACCAAATCAAAAGGCAAGAACATCTGTAAAGGAAGGCGCTAGATCATACACCCTTTCATTTAATTGCGATATCGATATTAACGGATTGCAGGACAACCAAAGAAGACCATTAACAAGTTTATTTTTCACAACAATTTGGAGAGGATATTTGGGGTGGACAAGTAATATGAAACAAGGTTGGCATTTTAACACTTATTTGGAGGGTGGAAAACCACAAATATGGTGGGATCAAAATAATGTTAATTCAAATACTAACATACCACAATCATTTTACTACACGGCGATTGGTGATGCAACATTTAATAATGTTCCTACCGAATTCTTTTATAATGAGTTATTAACAACTGGAGACACCTTAGATGGTGATTATTGTGAATGGAATGATTTTGAACAATTAGAGAGAGTTATTTCAACACACCAACATAAAATAAAATACAACCAAAATTGGTTTATATTGGACAATGATTTGCCACCCGAAAATCAACCTGGTTATTTCTATCAACCACACAACCCAATAGAAATATCATCCTTCTCCGATTATATAGAGGAAGGAAGTGGTGTTAATGTTGTTGGTATTCCGGATTACGCATATTACTCAACATTATCCGCACTTTTTAGATGGAGAGATAAGTATCCATATGGATATGTAGATACTGATGGGATTGGGGTTGATTACCCATTCTTAAACGGAAAACATTATCCATATGAGAATACAATATTTAGAGTTACCCCTGAGGCATATAATATACCAAGTGATTATGCAACAATAGGATTGGTTCCACCGAACATAACAACAATAGCAGACCCGGCAGTAGATGAATGCGAATAAAATAAAAATAGTAAAAGCTGATTTAGATCAATATGTGAATATTCCGATCAACATGACTTGGGACTTCTTAGGTCGTGAAGATAGTATTGAGGAATATGAGGTTGAAATGATTAAAGAAGTTATTGGATCGGCAAATGATTTTGAAATTGCAAGATTTGCAAATAACATTGATTTAAATCAGGATACCTCAATTAACTACGAATTTAATTTTTATGATAATGCAAGTCCTATTAGTGCGGTTACGGTTACAAGTGCCAATTGGGGTATGTCATATTTAAATGAAGGGTTTTCGGTTCAGGATGTATATTACTATTCAAAACCTTTTACCAAATCATTTTTTAAATTAGATTTTTATGATACTGACAACGAAAAGACTCAACAAATATTTTTATCAATAATATTACCCGTACAACAAGGTTTAACTGAAACGGTAACTTTATCACCAACATTACCACCTGTGGAAATTAAAAAACCTCAAATGGTATTGGATTATATTGGAGATAAAGAAGGGTTCTTTATTTATTGGTTAAGAAATAGGGAGTTTGTTGATATTAATGAATTTTTTATGACAGGTAAGTTCTTTGACGGAAGACTCGGAGTATTTGTTCAAATGACAAACACACCACAAACTCAAATAACACCAAACAAATTTAACTTTAACAATGCAGATTATTATTACTACAAAGTTAAATTAGATTACAACACTAAAACTTACGAAGTGTTCTCAACGGCAACCAATCTTAGGGTTGGTGGTGCGACAACACCGATAAAATGGTATGAATACGTTAACCCATAATGGAATTACAACAATATAAGTTCATAGTCTCTCCTGAGAATATTAAATCAGATATCGTTTTTGTTAACTATACTGGCGATACAGACATAACGACCATTATTGATCCTTGTTGTTTAACATCAGCAACAACAATTACCGTTACCACAGGAACTACAGGTGTTTATCTACCTATGAGTTATGTGTTATCGGGAAATACTGGAGGGACTTCATTTCTAACGGGACTTACTGTTAATCTTTTGTTAACTGAAAGCACTGTTGATATAGGGTATTATTCTCCCTTTGATGGTGCTATTTTACAAAAGGAAGTGTTGAATAATTTTATTACAACGGCAGACACAATTAACCCATATACGTATATATTTTATAACACCTCAGACCTTGAACTCATAAAGTTCTTATCGTTGGTAACATATACTTTAAATTGGGGGGATGGATCACCAGAACAATTGGTTTTGGGTATTTCACCACTCAGTCACACTTACCCTGCAGCAAACAACACATATACAATTACTTTAACCTCTAATTCTCCTTGGGGAAAATCAATAGTTCAAAAAACGGTAACCACCCCGTTCACAAATGTAACTATCCCAAACCCCGAAGGAAATATGGTATTCTATCCTGCGGGTGGCAGTTGGAGTGGAACTCCTATCAGTTATGATTATATCTTTTCGGGAGACTCAAATACGAATATTAACGACTTTTATTCATACAACTATACATCAGTGCCGTTTCCGGTTAGTGGGTATACGACATCCACTTTAAATGATATTGCTCAGTTTGGGCCAAAAATATATTTGTCAGGAGGAAAATATAAATTAGGAATACAAGTAACGGGTACCACTGGAGCCGTTGGAACTTATTGGGGTGTTGATCCATCGGGTCTTTACAGTGCATATACAATCAATGGGGTAAATTATCTTGATTATGATGATTACACGGTTTACGTCACTGACTCTTATGGTTATGTTCCTGGTGAGATAATAATGACCGGGTTAACAAAAAACGAGGCCTTATTAAATGTTATTGACCAACCTGAGGTTATTACCAATCTTTATATTGAGAGGGGTAAAAACACTCCATTAGAAAATGTGATGAGAATAGGGGAAGTTGATAATATGGGTGATTTAGAAAAGTATGGATACAAATATTTTACGATTAAAAAAGTGTCCACATAACTATTTATAAAAAAGAAAAAACAAATTTAAGATGGCAACGGGAAACTATGGTGTAATAAGAGGCAGTGA